TCGATCCGGTAGATTGATATGCTCCAGATCCAGAATCAACACCCAAAGCATATTTCCAGAGCGCACTGGCCTGTTTACCATTTGCTAACTTCCAACCTAACGATTCAGCTACATTATATAATACTTCTTTACTATGACCAAGTTTAGGGTGTTCTTGCGGCTTATACGTTTTAGATAATGCGTCGATATATGTATAAAGTATATCAAAGTGATGCCCGACCATATTGACAAATAATTCGTATTGGTCGTTATTTTCGTCCCGTCTAATATGTTCCGGTATAGTTTTTACAAGTGCAGTTTCACTTTGGTCGTCGTATAACGATGCCGTTGCATGTACGCCATTAAACCAAGCTTGGCCTAAAGCAGAATCTACGGTATGTAGTACATATTTTCCAGACTCAATATATTTGGGCCATGGCTGTATTTGATACGGAACACCTTCGATAAATCCGCCTTCTGCTCGATAATCGGTATATTCTTCTTGATGTGTAAACAAACTAGATGTTGGGTCATTGTATAACCAACGTTCAAATTCATCAAACCCGCCAATTACCGCATCGCGACGTTTACGTGCAATTGCTATATTATTCTGTAATGCGCCGTCATCTGTATTAGCTCCGCCTTGTTCGATATCTGCAATTCTAGTATTGTAATATTCAACTAACTCCAACTTGTATTTAAAGTTAGCAACACGTTCTGCAGCAGATGAATAAAATACAAAATTCTGAAAACCTGAATAATCAATGCCGAGCTTTACACCTCCCAACGATCCGGAAAATACTCGATCGACGATTTGTTGAGACGTTGTTATGTTAGCATCTAATAATTGATTCCAGGATTTGAAATCTGTCTCTGTTATCGTCGTGTAATTTGCGTCAATATCAAAATTAGGACCACGAAGATTATTAAATTCAGGGTCTGGCGCTGTTACTGATAAATTAACGTTATCGACGTACGGGTCTGATAATTGTTCTACGAGCCATGCTGGAGTATTTAACTCAATTTCATCGGGCAAAGGCTGATAAAATCGTAATGCTAATTGAGGATCTTCACGCCATCTTTTAAAATTAAGTAGTCTAAAGACTCTATTTTCGCCTAAATTTAAAGCTAAATCAAGTTCAAATGGATCGTCATATTCCTCAAGTAGATCAGATATAAGATCCTCTTGTACATTTGGAGCTAATACTACTAATGCCTCGCGCCTATCATCTGATATTTCTTTTATAAGAAGTACGGGCTCTTTTTCACTTCCAATTACTTGCGAGTGAATGTTTATTGCTATTTCAAATGGGCCTCTAGTTATGCCAAAATCTGCAATCGCAGCAGCATAGTCTATGTATAATTTGTTGTCACGCAGGGTTATCTTATCAGTAACGCCACCATCGATATAATCTCCGGTTTGCGGCGTATATAGATGTATTTCAGTTTCAATCTGTTCGGTTTCAGTTAATGCAACAGTAACGTTATCTAATCCTAGTGCCGCATATTCGCCTTCTCGCCATTCAACACCACGAACCATTCCATCCGTTTCTAATATCTCTTCTCTATTTGTATATCTATCTAAAGACATTATTCAACTCCATCGGGTAAGAAATCGGTAAAGTTTTTGCCTGGTATTTCTGCATTAATTAAATTACGTGCTTTATCTGACCATTGTATAAAATATTTGTTATTATCTTCATACACTGCACGTCGGAAGGTTTGTACAAAATCATAACACTTTTTTACATACTGACGTCTAACCTTTGCCACATCAGCTTTAATATCTGAAGCTTCAGTTACAATGTCATCTACTCTAGATAGATCATCTAGTAATTCTACTAACGCATCATACACGTTAACAACGGCTTCTGGATCTGTAGAAGTCGTTAAAATTTCATCAACATCGCCGTATAAATCGTTAAGTTCGGCTAATCTTCTATTTGCGAATGATAAATCATTCGCTGTCGTTTTAGCACGCGCTTTTAAATCATCGTATGTATGTGCGACTTTAAAATTCGAGTCCGGATTGCTTTTGATTATTGGCGGAATTATTTCCGCGTCGCGCTGTTTATCATTGCCTCTATCATTTAAATAGAAATTTTTACCTAACAGTTGCGAATGTCTTTCCGCATTATCACGCGCATTGTTACTTAATTTATTGTAAACACGTTGCTTGCCAGCAACACGTATAAAGTTTACAGCCTCTTTTTTGTTTTTGATCTTGCCATTATTTTTTCTTTTACGCCAACGGAAGTTACTATTACTTTCTAAAATTTTGTAAATATCGGCATCAATACCTAATTGATCTTCGACAAACCCTTCAGATATATCATCTGATACAGCTAATATCTGCGTTAATTCTACAATCTTAGGACCAGTAGTTAACGCTAGTTCTTTTAACGCTTCTTTAATTTCAGTTAACCGAGCTTGTAATACAGCCTGTTCTTGTAATTCTAATACACGTACTTGATTGTAGTATTTAATACTGCCGACTGGCTCGTATGGCTTTAGATGCTCTATATCAAATGGATTAGCGAAATTATCGATATAATCTATATACTCTAATCTATCAAGTGCATCGGCCTCAGCAATATGAGGAAAGTCATTCCAAATCGGGACATCATCCGCATCTTCAACTTCTTCCTGTAATACAGTAACGCCGTTGTTGACAATTAATTGGTTTAATGCGCCCTGTTCTTCTATAAACTGATCTATTACAGCCTCAGTGCCGTCCGTAGAAATATTACGCTTTCCGGATAAGTCGATATCATTAATACTAGCATAAATAGCCATTGTATCAACATCAACAACTTGTTTCCAATATCCTAGCGTCATCATACGTAAATTATAAGATAAATCGTCGAATCGTACGAGTGAAAAATTACTAGTAATATTTGTACTAAAATCTGGATCCGTCGGCCATTTAGCAATTATCATTTTACCTTCATACTTTTCACGTAATTTTTCTTTGTACGTTTGTCCTTGAAAAACACGATCATAGTAAAAATCATCCGGATCTTCGTCAATATATAAATCACCTCTCTCGGCGCGCTCTTCCGCTGGCAATCTGCCTAATTTAGTTGGCTTTAAATAATCGCCTGGATCGCGCTTAAACGGCGCGCCTGGTTCATATCCACTTTGGAATCGTATAAGCTCCGACCACTGCTGTGACCGATCATCCATACGTCTATAATTAAATTCTTCTACAGGATCTGCCGGTAGGTCGGAAGTAGGGTCGCCAGCAAAATTACCATCTAATTCCATATCATATAACAACACATCTTCCGGAGATGCTTCGTTAATGTCCGAATATGTTAGGCCGCGCTCAACTAACATTACCTCCAATGTCTTGTAGTTAGGTATCGGTAATGCTACATTATTTTGTATAAAAAATACGCAAAACGTTTCGTCGATAATTTCGTCAGTAGTTCCTACTCGTTCGCCGATCGTCGCCGGCCCAAACCTAATATACAAATCATGAAAATCTGTCGGCTTAAGCGGTGACAGTGGCTTCATAAAAAATTCACCGGTGACAGGCAAAGGGGCTGGCGGTTCATCTGGATCTAAAAAGAATTCATACTCTTCGTCTAAAATTTCGTCCAATTCATCCTCATCTACCGTCGGCACTGATTTCATTGCAGTTATTTCAACATACTCTGATTTATCAGCAGACATCCGCATAATACCGTCCGGACTTCTCAAAGCTTTGGCAATCGGCTTTGGCGCTGCAATTAGTTCTTCTGTTTCCTTTTCCGCGTCGTGTTCTAATTGACCGCGCTGTAATAAATAGTCGTCCGGAAACTCGCTTTGTAAGATCTTAAGCAGTAGTGCATTTTTGTCTATATCTTGAATGCTACTGTTATCAGTTCTATCAAAAAAACGATTATCTTTTGCCATTATCTAATTACCCTAAAATAATACCCCTCATCGTGTATTTGCACATCATCGCCTCCATCGCGTTCAACCTTTAATACTATCTTATAGTATCGCTCTGGCATAAACGTATCAAAATTAATCTTAAAATAACTACCATTAGCATCGCATGATATCTTAGTTGCTTTAGTATCATACGGAATAATAGTTTCTTCAGTGACAGCATCTTTAATTGAATAATATGATGATGTCGGCAATCTATTTTCTGTTAAGTAGAAGGATTGTGTTTGATATGTTTTTGCGGGAAACTCGGGCCGGACGCCTATTCTAAATTTAGTGCGTTCTGACTCCCTGTAATCAGGTTTAATATTTTTAAAGTATGGGACGAAGACATCTGAATCGATCTCAGTAAACGACCCAGTGCCGGAACCATCAAAATCGTCCCATGCAACTTCTAATCGCGGGACATAAATAGTATTCGTATTTTCGGAAAAGAATTGTATTTTACCAAAAATACCAGAGCCTGTTTCTGCTGACTTAGATCGTTTAACGATAAACCCGTAATTATCAATCTCGCCCTTTACCCACTTTTCTACTATATCTGTGACATTCATACGAACATCCGGAGCTTCGTTAGAAAATGATTGACTTGCTTCATATCCAGATCCGGTGATCCAAGTTCCGCCGCCATTTGTAATTGTTGCGCCTAAATCGCCCGAACTATGTGCACTGCCAGTATTCCATCTAGTACCTAAATCAGCCGAATCACGATACTCCCATGACGCGCCTTCAGTAGCTGCCGGCTTATCGCTATAAGTGCCGCGGCCAGTTGTCCATGACTCTGACACCGGATATGCATACAATGTATAATCATATGGCAAGTCTTGCGCAACCGTCGCACGTAAGTTTAAATATACTGACGATGAATTAGCTGCATTACCGATTGGCGGAATTTCTCCGTTATTAACAGCGTTAGTCAATGCAGTGATTTGGCTACCAAAATCGATTAAAATTCTAGTATTATGCGTATCTGCGTTTATAGGCATATCTGGCGCTAAACGAGTACCGCCCGTCTGCTTCGATAACTCTATTATCTGATCGCGACTGGTGTTTAAGTCCGAATACCGTTCGTATAATGTAGTATCTCGTTCTGCAAAATATAATTGATACATAGCTTACTCTTATGGTTTTACGACCCGCCCTTTAATATCAGCATTAGGGTATTTTATTTCAAAAATGCACGGATCTAGACTAGGATATACAATCCCATTTTTAGTTGCTCCTTTAATATCATAAACATTTCCAGAATATCCTGCGGCCGAATCAATTAAGTTTGTGATTTCTAAACTTGGAATACTTTGTACGCCGTCTAATCTATCTAATTGAGATATAAGATTTGAAATATTAAGCGGTCCATTGATTTGCATACGATCATTATGCAAAATACGCTTTAATTCGTTAACACACCGTAATACCACCTCAGCACTATTTTCCGACGGCTTTGGAATTACTTCAAAGTTAACGCCTATATTAACTATATACGCTGTCTTAATATTAATTGCATCCGTCAACATACGATAGTTAGATAAGTATGTTCTAAGATTTTCTTTGATCGCAGAATTAGGTGCTATAAAATTACCATTAGCATCGTAGCATAATGTATACAAATTTAACGCCATTGGGTTTGATATAGTATCTCTAGGATATTCTTTATCATTAGTATCAACCTGCGTATCGCCTACGATATAAGCTTTAGCAACGGATCCGTATCTAGCCGGCATTGCATAGCAACGAGAAATATAATCTTCACGTGTTATTGCTCTATTCTGAGCTGCAAACGCTGCAATTGCATCTTGACGTATATTATCGGTATTGCTAATACTACGTCCACCGACTGCTGGCACTGGATTGTTAACAGCGACAGTTCGTTTAGTTGCTGTCAAATCTAAATCGTAAATTTCATTGCCAGTATTATATGTTATAGAATCAATTTCTGTAATAGTATTAACCGGAACGTTTTCACTGACAGAGCCGCCTACTGAATAAGTAACTGTCAACGTTTCATTATTTGGAGCTATTCCATACGTACTAGTATGTAAGAAATTTGTAGGATCTACATTGTTCAAGGTTGTACGATTTAAGTACTCCAAGCCTAAACCTACGTTCTTAGGATTAGGAATCAACTCCTCATCCGCATCAGAACTAACGCCCGCTCCAAATTGTATTTCAATTCGCTTATCATCCCTCACACGTGTTACAAATCGTCTTGCAGTACGACGTAACTTTAAAATATATGGTACGGTTGATTGATATGCTGATAACGTCGGGTCATTAAATGGAATATTTGCGATATCTTCAAAGATGGTATCTTGTGCTAAATAATCAACTTGGTACCATGGATATCCTGAATTGCTAGTAATGCTTATAATATCTAATACGTTTGTATCTGGCAAGATGATTTTATCATACGGCTTTGGGTCGCTAAATTCAAATGTAGCTGTTTTAACATCGCCCGAAACTGCTTTTACAGTTTTCTTAAACAAATAATATGTTACATCTCCGCCGCCATCAATTTCATATACAGAAATTTCAATTGGACTAGTTGCAGTGTTTTGCGTAAAGTCTACTTGATCAATTGTCCTAAATATAATCCCATCTTCAGTCTTTACACGCATGTTAGGCTGAATTGACAATGCATATCTTGTATCAGGCGTTATAGCATCGCCGGTGCCGATCGCCGGCACTAACTGATAAACATCTACATCGACAACGGCCGGCGTATTGAGAGTTGGCTTATAACCAAACATTTGAGACAATTGCAATATGTTTACATCTTCTACAGCACTAGACAATACCGACTCTCTAAATGATTGATCGGCATAGAATGATAATACATCGCCTACATATGATGCCATTTCAATAAACATCATACCGGGGGATGATTCGTTAAAGTCTTGGTAAGAATCTGGATAGTATTGTCTTGCAAAGTTAATTAGATTTTGTCTAAACTGAGCAAAATCTTTATTTAGGTACTTTACATCCTTTTTAACTAAGTCCATTATACATCTCCAACATCAGATAATATGATTTGATTTTCAGTTGCTAATACATTTATAACTCGATTAGCGCCAAGTTCACTTACACGAAACTCTAAACTAATATTAATCGCATGTTTATCTATGTTACGCAGTATATCGATGTTATTGAGTATGATATACGGTAGCCAGAGTGCAATATCGTCGCTAAGGGATTCTTTTAAGTTATCAACTAACGTACTTGTATTTGCTTCAAATATGCTCCTGTAAATGTCGGTACCGAAATTCGGTTGCATTAAACGTTCGCCCTTTCGGGTTAACAGCAAATTTTTTAAATTGCTAATAGCTTGAGCTTCGGTTGTATATGTTTGGACAAACACCGAACCGGCACCTAGCGAACCCGATGCATAGTTACCTGAAACTGTACGTTTACTCGATGGTTTATTAAACGGCAATGATATACCAATCGCCTGATCAGGCGTATCATTTATAGGTTGATATTGGTATATCGGTCTAGACAATTATTTTCCTCGCTTCTTATCGATAGCCTTCATTAATGCCGAATAGTCTTTAGTCATTGCATCGACGGTCGCTGCTACATTCTCGTTACTCATATTAATAGGCGCGCCGTTAATATCTGTAGTAGCTAATGGAGCAGATGGCGTAGTACGATCCATTCCAAATGACTGTGCCATCTCTGATCTAAAATTCATTGTAGACCATTCCTGATCGGGCGCTATAGCAGTAGTTTCGTTTAATATGTCATTTAACATATCATTCTTAACATATCGCTTTGGTTTAGATACTGGTGCTCGTAATGGCTCTAGCATCGATGTTGCAGGTAATGCATTTTCATTTAATTGTTGTAACTCGGACCGTACTGCGGAGCGCACTTCTTCTCGTATTACTTTACGTAAAAGTTTGATAAATGATTTTGCTTCCATACTTTTTCCTTTTTTATAAATATCAAAATGTTTGCTTTTAGGCTACTCCGCTCCACTTAAATGGCTTGCCAACAATAGGTGGCCCGGGCGTTGCTGGCGTTCCTGGGATAACTGTCAATTTATGTTCGCCCTTTACACTTTGCAAGTGCGATATAAACACCTTTGAAAGGTCGGTAGCAAATGGCACGCCGTACTTTCCTTTTTGAGGCTTATGATCAAATACTTTATGTAAATCTTTTTTTAACTTTCCGACACTGCCTCCATTAGTAACCGTATGTGATATTGGAATTGGCACGCCGGCGGTGCCTGTCGACTCTATTATAGATTGAGGATGAAACGGTGCAGGCGAAAATTGCGACTGTTCCCAATAATTAACTATAGCTTTAGCCCAATCGTTAAACTGCGCCGGCGTTGCTTTCTTTTCAGACTTTTTTATATCATTGAAAGTTTTTAGAATAGCATTCTTAATTGGAATGTATGATGGTCGTACTATTACTAAATTCGGATATAATACTACTTGCGCGGTAGATACTGCGGTATGGTAAGCCGATGCTATCTTTTCAGCAGTTTGTTCCTCTGTCTTTCCTTCTGAAGGATTATTGAGATATGCACCTACGCTTGATACAAATGTCGGCCAAATCGCTGGCATTACTGTTTCATCTTTTTTAATTCATCAAAAATCTTCTTAACCTTAGCTGCGTTCGTAGCAGGGCCAGTCGGTCCTACGCCGGTCGCATATGTTGCTTTTGCTGAGGTTAAATTTACTAACTCACTTACCAGATCTTCCATAAGGTCGAAGAACTTATCCATCTCCATAGCCCACTTTGGCGTAGAATTGATAATATCTTTTTTACCAACTATGATCACGCGTTCTTTATCTGCATTAAACAATACTCTATCAGAACTTATAATTACCGATGGCTTAGAATATTGAGCCGGCGATTGTACATTGTCGCCTATATTTTTAAGTCCGGGCTTTAACTTAACCGTTTGGCCAGATGTCATTATAAATAGACTGTCCGTCGTATCCGGATCCTCAATTACGTATCTATTAGGCCCGGGCTGCTTTTTTAACCCATTCGATAAAATTGTTATAGGCCCTTCTCCGGACCAAAACGGCTTAACTGCGTACTGAGAAGAAAATGTTCTATAACTTTGAGATAATCTAAATGCACTTCCAGCACGGCTTTGTATAATTACATCGCCTTCATATGGCTGTATATTCTTTGCTGTACGCAGTTCCTTAAAATCCTGGCCAGGTTTATACGCGCCTCCTCCTCCGGTTAACGCCGCACCTGCTGCTGCAAAGACTTTACCAGCGACACCGATATTAGGATTTTTATGCCCGGGCAGTGGATTTAAATGCGCGTTGCCTTGTATTTGTACCGGCGATATATAGTACCAACGTTTTTTACTAAACCCGGGATTAGTAAGTGCAGTAACTGCTTGAAAGCACATGACATGCTCTCCGACCAACGGTATATATGTTGTATTAGTTGCCGGATAAGCATACGCCTCAGTTGCTGGACCCAATTTACCGCCATAACGAATTTTTACGGTACCTAATGGTAATCGTTTTCCTCGACGATCGATAGGCGCATTCTCATACGCCGTCGAAGTGTCTATCACTTCCGCTGTCTCTAGTGACATCCTGTTCCTGTGTTTCTTTTATCTGCTTGATTTCTTCTTCAGCTTCTTCTAATAATCTAGCACGTTCTTCATCGCTCAATCCAAATTCTCCGCCGCCTTCTTCCTTATTGCCAGATGTAAGTAGTCGCTGAACAACCGATGCTAACTTGACTAACGCATCATCATTCTTAACCGATACCTCTAAGTAATCTTTTATTAAAGGTACAATGACAGTTGCATCGCCTACATTCTTAACCAATGGTTGTAGTTCTTGTATCAGACGATCGATCTGTCTAGATTTCTTTTTAGAATTATGATATACGTCTCTCATTAAATCAGAGAACGTAGTACCATTAAACAATTCAAAGTCGGTGCCACTCATAATGCCCCTTTTAAATAAATATGAAGAGGCGTATACTTGTGTTAATTTATACGTCCGGTCTTTTGATATACCGAGTACATTTTAAAGAAATCCCGGCGCATGATGTTTATAACCTTAGTTATGTTCTGAGTCTTGAGTCCCGTACGTTCTCGTATTAGAATATACAATGCCTTTTTGTTAAAGTTTTCTATATTCTCGCGAAGCCGAAATATTTCTAAGATCGTATCTGCAATCATGATATCACGCTTATGGGTAAATATCATGTTCAAGTTCTCCTCATACCAATCTGCCCATTGAGTGACAAAGTCGTTTAGCGATTCTTGATAATCATTGCGAGCCATCTCACCTTGTAGATTGCGAGACTCATCAATAGCAGATGTATCAGTACGTGCCTTTAGTTTAGCATAATTAGCATTGTTCTGTATAATTAAGTAGTTCTTAGCAACAATACTAAAGTATGAAAAGGCTTTACCTTTACCTTCTGTAAACTTATGAATTTTTTCGTTTAAAAATGCAACTACCTCTGCCTTTACGTCTTCATAAGGATCGTCGAAATAGCTAAAGCGAAATGTATGGTAAATGTTTTCGACTAACTTATTGAATGGATAGTCAATATGTTCCCTATACACTTTATTACGCAGTCTCTGATCATCTTCTTTATTAAATGCAATAATTGCCTGCTCTGTTATATTCGTAAAGTATTGCTTCTTGCTAGGTTTACGTCCGCGCTTATTTGTTATATCAAACTCGCCGGCGCCTAATCTTTCATAGAATTGCTCTACCGGAGTCATTCAAGGTCTCCATGTAACTGTTGTATAATATCTTTTAACTCTTTAAAGATGTACCCAGTCTCGTCATCCGATTCGAATGAGCCTAAACGGTCGATTGCCTTCATTCTGGAATATGAATCGCCCAATCGATTTTTTAATGTACTAAATAAGTCGTAGTACTTAAGATTAGACTCTTCGAGGTCTTTAACGTAATCTTCTAAAGATTCTTGTTTTCGCATCTGATTTAAATTCAGTACAAGCGAAACAACTGTTATTACACTTAATATAACTATTGTATATTCCATTATGAATCTCCAAATAGGTCATCAAATAATTTGCTAGCATTCACCGTCGGAGTAGGTGTACTAACTTTTGATTTCTTTTTAGGTGCAGGTGACGATGGCCGGTTCTCTCTCCAAGCCTCGTATTCAATTCTAGCTGCCATGTAATCTGCGTGGTGCAAAATAACGGCTATATTAGTACGAAGCTTACTATCCGCTGTACGAGAAATAAAGTATGGCTTATTAGCTTCGTCATATAACCCATCATGAATTCGGATTGCCTGGTACTCATTCCATGTCACAGGGACATTAAAATTTTGAAGCGTCCACAATCCTAAATCAGGTACCATAGCAAATGGGTTAGTAGGATTAATTTTATACATCTTACCTTGGTTCTTACGATGCCATTCTGAATCATTTGGGATGTAAATTTCGCCATTCTCTTGCGGGAATCCTGCCTTACCTAAATCATGATGCATTGCGGCAAACATAAGTTCTTCGTGAGTAAAGCCATCTAAACTAGCTCCCATTTCACCCCATGTGCTATATAATTGGTTTGCACAATCCATTACACGCAGTACATGGTCTACATATCCACCTTCGAAGGCATTATGGTAATGATCGACACTCGACGCCGGCATCATTAACATACGATCCTCGTAGAAGTCGTACATCTTATTAAGAGCGTCAGCTCGTTCCGGGAACCATTCGTTTACTCTTTTACGAAACTCTTCCCAATTGTTTGCAATTTGTTCTGCTGTTAAACTCATATTATCTCGTCTATTACGCCATATTCTTTTAATTGGTCTGGAGAAAGGAATAAGTCAGTTCTCATATTTTCTTTCCACCAGTCCGCATCTTTATTTGTTTTTTCTGCTAACAGTTCATATACATTACGTTCTAAGTTCCGCATGTTATCGAAGTTAGCTTTTATATCACTTACTTTACCTTCGAGGAAACTAGATACTTGGTGAAACATTACCGTTGATCTACGGCTCATCATCCTTGTACCAGTACCGCAGGTTAAAATAATTGCAGCGGCTGACATTGCACATCCGCGGCAAATCGTATTCACTTTTACGTCTAATGATTCGATATAATCGATGATACCAAACATATCATATACATCCCCACCGACTGAGTTGATAATAAGATTAATCGTTTGAACGTTCGGGTCAGAGCAAATCGATCGTACTCGAATCATTAAATCAACAAGTGTACCTTCCGTAATTTCGCCATCAAGGAAGATTACGGCGTCTTTAAAATCTACTTGAGTAGATAATTGTTCAGTTAGTCTAGTATACGGATTTT